ACTGTAGACGCACATGCAGTTAAGATACTTTTATGTAATGACGCAGATGGTAAGTTTACTTTACCTTCAATTGTTACTACTACACCAAACGATCCAACAGATCCAAATCAACTTAATAACTTAGGCGCATCATTTACTTTTGTTATTGTTACTGCTGCGACTGATTTAGATATCAAAACAGACGGTACTGATAAGTTTGTTGGTGGTTTATATACTGGTGTTAACAACGCAACAGGTAAAACCTTTATTTCAGGTGCATCTAATGACGTTATTACACTTAACGGATCAACCAAAGGCGGATTAGCAGGAAGTATTATTAAAGTTCACGCTATAGCAAGCGCTAAGTATGCTGTAGAAGGAATCACTTTAGGTTCAGGAACTTTAGTTACTCCATTTGCTGACGCTTAATACTAGGAGATAAATATGGCAGGTAGAATTGTAGGATCAGATGTAAAAACAGCTACAAGCACTTCCTCTGCTACTGGTGGAGCAGTATTGCAAAACGGTAGAGCGAGGTTAAGAGGCTATATAATAGCTGGAGGATCATCTGACGGTACTGTTACCTTTAGAGATGGTTCTGTATCAGGCTCTACCATATTAATAGCTCCTTGCAACGCAAATGATACTGAAACTATGAATATTCCTGATTCAGGAGTTTTATTTGAAGATGGTATTCATGTTGTTTTGAGCAATATAGATAGAGTAACCGTTTTTCACTCTTAGTATGAAAAAACAAGTAGTAGTGTCTTATGGCACTACTGCATTTTAAATATGGCAGTAAGAAAACGAGCAAAACAAATACGTAGAACCGTTGGTAAGGGTGGCAATTACCGCCCTACTAAAAAAGGTGCTGGTATGACAAAAAAAGGTATCAAAGAGTATCGTAGAAAAAACCCAGGCTCAAAATTAAAAGGTGCTGTTACAGGTAAAGTCAAGAAAGGATCTGCAGCTGCAAAAAGAAGAAAATCATATTGCGCTAGATCACTTGGCCAGTTAAAACGTAGTTCAGCAAAAACTAGAAACAATCCAAATTCAAGAATACGTCAAGCAAGACGAAGATGGAAATGTTAAAGAAAAATTTGGTAGAATAAAATAATGGCAAAGAAAGCAAAGAGTAAAGGTAAAATATGTCCCGAAGGCAAAGCTTGGGCTAAGAGAACTTTTGATGTTTATCCCAGCGCATATGCCAATTTAGCAGCGTCAAAATATTGCAAAGATCCTAATTATGCAAAAAAATCTAAAAAGAAAAAAAGAAAATTTGCAGGAGGAGGTATAGCTAGAGCTGGTTTTGGTGCTGTAATGAGATCATCTGGTTAAGTTATGGGTCAGTTAAAACAATGGTTAGATGAAAACTGGGTTCGTATAGGAGCAGATGGATCCATAAAAGGTTCTTGTGGTGGTAGAAAAAAGTCAGAAGGTAAACCAAAATGTTTGCCAAGCAAAAAAGCAAGAAGTTTAAGTAGAGAAGAAAGAAAAAAATTAGTAGCAAGAAAAAGACGTAAAGACCCAAACCCTAGAAGAAGGGGTAGACCAATAAATGTTTCTAATAAATTATCAGGAGGCGGTATGCCAAGTAAGAACAAAAAATTTGGAATGAGTGACGGTATGCAAAATTCATATGAAAAACATATGGAGTCTGTTATTGAAAAAAATATGAAAAAACAAAACAAGCTTAAATTAAATGGAGGCGGTTTTATTGCAAAAGGTTGCGGAGCCGTTATGAAACCAAGAAAGAAAGTAACAACCATAAGTTAGGAAATATTATGTATAAAAAAACAAAAGGATATGGAAAAGGTGGTAAAAAAGGCGGTATGAAAAAATACTCCAAAGGTGGTATAGCTGGTGGTAAAAAATTACCAGGTATGTCTAAAGGTGGAGCTATGGGTGGTAAAAAACTACCAGGCATGTCAAAAGGCGGATCTATGGGTGGCAAAAAATTACCTGGATATAGAAAGGGCATGATGGTCAAAGGAAACTCAAAAGGTGGGAAAAAGGGCGGAAAAGGATAAGTAGTAGTGGCTTATCTGTATAGTAATATACCTCATTTTAAATGTTGGGTGAGGAGAGAATACACGCATAATCATGATAAATATCATGGTGAGTTTTTGCATGCTATGGCTGTTGGCGTTACAACTATGCCAAATAGATGCCTTAGTTTTCATATAATTTTTACTGGTGTTGAAGCTGAAGGCGAGCCTGAAGATACGGTTCATGGCGGTGCTATGTGGGCTAGGATGCCAATAACAGCCTTAGTAGGCGACACGCCTTTTGAAGAATGGCCGAACCCTATGGCAGTACATGATGCACAACCTTGGGATTGTTCCTCTCATCACAACTCAGTATATGTTATTGATAGAGCTACGCCTTGTCCTTGGCTAGCTAAAATTGATGGCAAAATGTTTCCTGCAAAATATTATTTTACAGTTGATTATGCTGAAAGTGAGATTGCAGATGATCCCGCTCAACATAAAAGCAGTCATGTTCTAGAGCTTTTAGATGCGGGTGAATGGACTGGTAATATAGTTGCACTACCTAACAACAGAGTAAGAGTTACACACCCAGCTTGGTTTGTTACAGGTGAAGGTGCACCCGACTTTAGACCATCTCAACATATACATTATTCTAAATCTGATTTAGACTATACTTTGGATGTAAATAGGGTTTTTGATAACTTATATAACGATACGGAGTAATTATGGCTGAACTAACGGTAGCACAAAAAAGAAAATTAATAAGTGCTTTAAAAAAAGCGTCTAAAAGTCACCTTGCTCAAGCAAAAGTTATTGAAAAAAGTCTAAAAACAACAAAACGTAAAAAATAATGGCAACTTCAGGTAGTACAGATTTTGAACCAAATGTAGCTGAGTTCGTAGAGGAAGCATTTGAAAGATGCGGACTAGAACTAAGAACTGGTTATGATCTAAAAACTGCAAGAAGATCAATAAATCTTATGCTTGCTGAATGGGCTAATCGTGGCCTGAATCAATGGACAATAGAACAAGGCACTACAACCGTAATAGAAGGTACTAACGATTACAACTTAGACGCAAATGTTATAGATTTACTTGATGTTGTTTGCAGAAGAACAGTAAACGATACACAAACTGATATATCTATGAATAGGATCAGTAGAAGCGAATATATAAATATTCCAAACAAAACAAGCAAATCACGACCTTCACAATTTTTCTTTAACAAACAAAATAACCCTGTTCTACAAGTATGGCCAGCCCCTGAAAATTCTACTGATGTTCTTGTTTATAACAAATTAGTAAGAATGGATGATGCAGATAAGCCGACAAACACATTAGATATGCCATTTAGGTTTTATCCTTGTTTTGCGGCTGGTTTAGCATATTACATATCTATAAAAAGATCTCCTGATAAAACACCAATACTGAAACAGCTTTATGAAGAAGAATTCAATAGGGCTCTATCGCAAGATGAGGATAGGGCTTCGTTTAGAATTAGACCTGATTTAAGGATGGGATAAATGGCTTATGCAAGTGGAAAATTTGCAAAGGCATTATGTGATAGGTGTGCTTTTGAATATAAGTTACATCAATTAAAAACAGAGTGGAATGGTTTAAAAGTTTGTCCACAATGCTATGAGCCAAAACACCCACAACTAGAACCCTTAACTGCTACTGCTGACCCAGAGGCATTATATGAACCAAGACCTAATAATGATGTAGAAGTTGGAGAAGGTTATGTAGTTGTTATTTACAATAGCTTAACTAGATCTAACTCTATGGATCCAAATATATTAGGATCAAACTTTTCTTTATCACAAATTGATAGTAATTTAGGTAGCGTGACAATTAGCGTAGATGGCTCTGCAGCGCCAACGCCATCACCAACGCCCGCACCAACGCCAAGCCCATCAATCACAACTTATACTGTTACGGTGGCAAGTTACTATGGATCAAACTATTTTTATATAGACGGTTCAAGGGCACCAACTCTTAGTTGACAGAGGGGCAAACCTACAAATTTGATCAGTCTGATAGCTCAAATTCAAATCACCCATTGAGATTTTCAACAACTGCGAATGGTACGCATGGAGGTGGTAGTGAATATACAACAGGTGTGACAACTTCAGGAACTCCTGGTAGTTCAGGTGCGTATACTCAGATAGAAGTTGCATCAGGAGCACCAACGCTTTACTATTACTGTACTAACCATTCAGGTATGGGTGGTCAAATTAATACATAATTATGAGCAGTCCAATAACATTATCAGAACTTAAAACACTAATTCAAAATTATGTAGAGAATGATGAAACTACTTTTGTTAGTAGTTTGGACGATATTATAAAAAATGCAGAAGAAAGAATATTTGAATTGATACAGTTCGATTATTTTAGAAAAAATGTAAAAGGTTCTCTGTCTGCAGGATCAAGATTCTTGACAGCACCTGATGATTTTGAGCTTTCATTTTCTTTGGCTGTAATAAACACTAATGGAGATTACAGTTTTTTAGATAAAAAACACACAAGTTTCATGCAAGAGTATTCTCCTGATCCAACCGATTCAGGTGAGAGAGGTTTACCGCTTTATTATGGTGATTTTGATAAAGATTTACATACAGGCCTTAAAGAATCAACAATTATCATAGCTCCTGTACCTGATCAAAGTTATGAAGTAGAGCTTCACTATTTATACAAACCTAATTCCTTAGTAACCGACACAACAGGAACTTGGATTTCTGAACACGCTAGGAATGCCTTGCTTTACGGTTGCTTGATTGAGGCTTATACTTATATGAAAGGAGAGCCTGATTTGCTTGCACTTTATGAAAATAGATTTCAACAAGAGGTTGCAAGATTGAAAAATAAAGCTGAAGCAAGAGGTAGAAGAGATGAATACAGATATGATTCATTAAGAACGCAAGTATCTTAATTTTTTTAAGAGGAGAGAATTATGAAACCAATAAAAAAACTTGAAGGGAAAACTGTAGCTATTGTCGGTATGGGCAAAAGTTGGTTTGACTATAATTTAGCAAAATCACATGGAGCTCATTTTGATGAAGTGTGGGCTATCAATGCGGTTGGCTCTGTAATATTTCATGACAGAGTTTTTATGATGGATCCACCGTCTAGATTTTCAGATCGTGACTGGGAAAC